ATGCGCCCAAAGTTGTCAAACGCATCCCCGTAATCTTTGGCCCTATCGCCGTTGATTAGTTCTTTCGCGGTGTTTAATACTTCGTCACGCTTCATCTTCTGTCTCCCTTGGATAATAAACTAATACAAAGCTCTCGCATTTAGGGCATGAGAGGTTTGTGACCATGCTGTAATCGTCGTACATATATTCAACGTCTTCACCCTCGTTTGCGGCTATTCCTGTGGACATACATGCGACATCACAGTCGTGATCCCCGCCCCAAATAAGTTCTGTCTTGCAATGCCAACAGTTCATACCTTTTCTCCCTTAAATAGTTTGCTTTCCCACTGGCATACTTCGTTAATATGCGTGTGGCGTGTAGTTGGGCGGACCATTCCTATCTTCTCGACCCACCCTAGTTTTTTTAAAGATGCCATCATTGCACCCCAAACGTTATGGTGGTGCGGATCAGCCATCCCTTGTGATCTGCAAAAGGCACAAATCTTCCCGCCTTCTACAATCTTGTGTTCAGCAAGGTACTTCGCGGCGTTCTCATAATACGCTTGTTTCCATTCGTCATCAGCGTGAACATAGGCTCGGTCAATCTCGGCCTCTATAAATTCAAAACGTTCTTGTTGTTTCATAAGTCATAACTCCTTGTGAAGTCTTGAGGTTCAACGATAAACAGGCTTTGTTTAGCGCGTGTAACGCCCACATAGAATACGCGGTGCGTGTCGTCGGGGTTTATGTTCATCTGTTCTTCCGCCGCGGGTGATAGGTCCGTGAACAACACAACGTTGTCGGCCTCTCCGCCCTTTGCCCCGTGGATTGTTGACACTGTTATGCGCGGTTCTCCATTAAACCGTTCTCCACGACGCAGCATTGCAATTATATAGGCCCTGTCATTCTCTGGAATTCTATCCATTGCAACGTGCCACACCATGTCTTGTGTTGCCAGAAGTCCGTGGTCCGCGACCAGTGTTTCTAATTTCACGAAGTCCATATCTTCGACCCCGTTGATAGTTTTAAAGCCTCGTTTAACGCGGTCTTTGGTTGACATATAGCTGTATATCTTTCGCGCTACGGCTCCTGTGACTTCTTTTCCTTTGCGCAATTGCTCCCAACCGTTAACGGCGTCGGATATTTTCTCCGATATGGATCGGTTTCCGCGGTTATTGAACAGGTATCCGGATGATTTTAGTTCTGATGCTACGGGCTGTAGCTGGTATCCGGCTTGGGCTAGGATAAGCCACGACCCTTCGGACATGTCTATCTCTTCGACACTAAAGATACGTCGAATTGACCCGTACTCATCTACCTTTGGTCTGTAGTCTTTAAGGAAGCGCTTACCAATGCGGCTTACAACCCTTTCCGCCAGTTCATGTATTACAAATGGAATTCGGTATGACTGTGACAGGGTTTCTGACCCGCCGTCCAGACTAATAAACTGGTCTACATCGGCTCCGGCCCATCGGTATATCGCTTGGTCATCGTCGCCCGCGCAGTACATCCGTTTAGACTTTTTGTCTAACAGGTGTGCGATGTCCCACTGGATTGGTGACAGGTCTTGCGCTTCATCTACAAAACACAGGTCAAATTGTGGGCAGCTTGTGTGCCCTACTTTTGGAAAGTTCTCCAGCATGTCTGTGAAGTCGTACATGTCCATATTTTCTTTGTAGCTACGAAGGCATTTGTCTACATATGTTACGGTGTTCCACTCTTCTTCTATAGGCGTTGTGTTATACTGTTTTCTCAGCGGAACTTTGCGCATCCTTGCTAGGTTTATCAGCCCCAGAATAGGGTCTGTTGCTTTGGTCATTTCAGGAGAATCTTCATCATAGCCCGAGTATTTAGCTACGTTTAGCTGCACTCCCATTTCTCTGGACAGTTCGCGGTAGTTTTCGTCTTGCATCACTTGCTCTGTCCGAATGTCGGAGCATGTCAGGGCCAGACTGTGCAGTGTCCGAAAGTAAAACAGGTCTTTCTTTGGGTCTAAGTTAAAACGTTTAGCGGCGCGTTCTTTTGCTTCGTTGGCGGCTTTGCGCGTAAAGGCTAAGAAAGCGATGTTCATGGGAGCTACGCCCTTTTGTAGAGCGTCATCCACCATGTTAAGAAGACGGGTTGTCTTTCCCGTTCCCGGTGGTCCGAATATCCTGAACAATTTTCTTCTCCCGTGAATAAATCTGCCATACGCGCTGTTTGCTTATGTTGAACCATTTAGCGACGGCGGTCTTTGTCATGCGATGCTCGTCTATCATCCGAACAATCTCAGCGTTTCTCATCTTTTTAAAAACGTTTTGTGTCAAAACGGGCTCTCCTTTTTCGGAGCAAAGTCTGGGGTTGTGATATCTATGTCTCCTGACTCGAACGCTGGTATTTGCCATACCCTTACAGCACGACCTTTGATCTTCAGAACGGTGCTGTCTCCATTTATGTCGCGAAGGCGCTGGGCAATGCGGTGTGACTTGTACTCAAAGAATTTGTTCTTCTTTAGAAAGTTCTCAAAGTCTTTAAGGCGGAAGTAAGTTACCATTGCGTCTTCATCGGTCCAAGGGCGGCGGAGCAAGATCTCTTCTTTGTCCTGCGCTTGCTGTAGGAAACGACAAAATTCTTCTAGGTAATCGTAGAACTGTCCGCTAACGCTGGCGTCTACTGCCACTTCCATGATTGCGCTTTCGTTTTCGCGCATTTCTGTAAGCAGTGCGCTGATCCGACCTTCCCACTGTTGCTTTGCCACGCTGCGCGGCATGAAGTTTAATTGCTCCATGCAGCCTTTTTGAAACAGGGGCTGGCTCATCAGGGCATCGGTGTCTAACTCCAGAGGCTCCCCGTTAACGTCCATAAACCAAACGGGTGGTGTTGAGTTATACTTGCGCAAGTTAGCCACTGTAGCGTTCTGTATGGCTGATCCAATGCCGAACTTACGGGTTTGGCAGAGTTCCTTGTTGCAGTGCGCGTTGATCGGCGCATCACTACAGCGATAGGCGTAATCTTTGCGCTCAAGCTGCTTTGCAACTACCATAACCTCTGGAAGCGGAAGCGGCGGTTCAAAATACTGCATGTTGTAGGTAAGGATTTCTGTCTCCCAGCTATCGGGGAAAGCCTTTCGCAGGTACACGCCAATGTTAAACAGGCCGTTGTTGCGCCCGCCTTCTGATATTTTTTCTTTAACAAGGTGTTGCAGGCACGGCGGTCCGTCCCTTACAGGCGTAGTTTCTGACGATTCGGTTATTTGCAGCTTCTGTATTTGCTCGGGCGTTTGAGCGTGGGTTTCATAAAGCTCAAAGAATTCTTCCAGCGTGGCGGAGGTTCCGTCATCTAAAATGCCGTAGCGCAACCCGTCTTCTGCGTTATAATAAGGTAGGTTTAAAAAGTTTCCTACGTCCCCACGATCTAGGTGGAGCTTGATCTGCTTTGGAAATATCTCACTCTCGCCGTAGCCCAGCGCGGCGGCTACACTTTTAAGCGACTTCTGCATGTCTTTTGCTTCAACCCAATCTTTACAGAATAGAAAGCAATGTGCCCCACCAGACTTTGATCGGCATACGACAAGCGGAAGTTTAAGCTTCCTAATTTTCTCTAAAAGAATTTTGTGGTCCAGCGGGTACTGGTCAATATCTACACAGCCCCACTTGCACATGTTATCTGCATTGATCGGAATAATACCGAGAGAGTTACCCTTACCGGAGAGGTGGCCCTCCCACAGACCCGCGTTGCGCGGTTCACGAATGATACCTGCTTTACCAGTGTTCTTGCCGTTAGACTGAGTTTTTTCTACCCGATATGTGCCGTAAGCTTCTTTTAATCCATCGAAGATAGATGAGAACTTTTTAACTGTCATGGTTATGTCCTTGCGGTAGGGACTGCCGAAGCAGCCCCCTAGTAAAACTTAAAACGGGATGTCGTCAGCGCCTTGGCCTTTGTCATCTTCGTTTTGGTGTTTCACAACCACATCACCAGTAAGCACACTTTCGGAGAAAGCTTTAGCTCTGGCGTAAACGGAAGCATCTTGCACGGGGTTTTCTCGGGACATTTCCCAGCCGTGCCAGCTACCTTTAGAGTTCTCCTCTGATTCCGCTTTAATACGGTAAACGTGAGAGAAGCGGGGCGGTGTGAACGGACCGTTCTTGCCCTGCATGGTTACGGACTGTATCATGCTGTTCCACTTGCGGCTCTTCTTTAGCTGGGTGGACTTCATTGCAATCAGAGCAGTTTCTGTTGAACCGTCTTCGCTGACGATCATAACGTAGTGCTGGTGAGTTTCTTCGATGTAATCACCGTCACCGCCAATAACGTAGTTTTTGTTATCTTCTTTGCTACGCTCCGTCTTAGGCATAGATGGATCGTTTGGCTTATACACGTTCATCGGTGCGCCTGTACC